CTTTTTGCCAAATATACACAGGAATATTTAATTACACAGGTCCAGTATCGACAATTTCCTGGTTTAACCGGCGGCGCAAATGTTGTTGGATTAAAATTTAATCATCCTGTTAAAGAATTAATATGGACATTTAGAAGAGATAATATTGATATTTACAACGACCATAATAATTATACATATATTCCGACATATAAAAGATATATTGAGTTAATGAACTATATTAGATCATTGTCATTTGGTTGTCCTGTTTCTGCAATTTTACAAACCTTTTTATCTGCATCAAACGACATAGAAGGTAAATCCAATGTGGCATTCAATCAATTAATCATTAATTTATCAAAATTAAATGAGAATGATTCATCAAATATAACAGACACAGTGCTAAATATTTTTCAAAATGGTAAATTTAAATTCAATGGGAAGGACCGATTTAGGGAAAAAGATTTTAAATTTTTTGCAGAATCAGAAATATGGAGCAATCATAAAGGAAATTCATCATTGCCAGGTATAAATTGTTATTCATTTGCAATTTATCCAGAAAAACACCAGCCATCAGGAACATGTAATTTTTCGAGATTGGATAAGGTTGAATTTTTATTCACATTAAAAAAAAATTGGAACAATCTTTATCCGAATGTATCTATACCCGCTGAAAATATACCACATTTATATACATTTCAAATTTATGGACCTGATGCAGAAGATGAAGATGATGTGATATCAACTCAACATGTAGAAAATCCATCGCTCGTTAAGATTGATAATTCTAAATTGTATATCTTAGATATGTATGCCGTTAATTATAATATATTAAGGATTATGGGTGGAATGGGTGACGTTGCATTTGCCAATTAAAGAAATAAATTTATAATAAATACAATGAAAAGAATATATCATCAAATAAATAATTCAGAATCCAGAAAGCGTCAAAAAATTGTAATAGATAATGAGAATGCTGATTTTCCCCAAATAAATAATTTGGAATCTATAAAGCATCAAAAAATTGCAATAAACAATGGGTATGTTGCTATCATAAATAATTCAAAATTAAATGCATTTGATAATTTTGATTTATTAAACAATATTCAAATGAACAATTTAACATTAGATGAAATGGATATATTGAGAAAAATTTTAGATAAAAAAATAAGAAAATATATGCAGAAAATTGGTGATATTGAACAAATTTTAAATATTTATTTATAATATAAAATGAGTACTGTTTTTAATTTGGAATATGTTTTATCAATTGGATTAGCACTTGGTTCTGCATTTGGAATTAATCATTATAATGCTAATACCAATCCTATAATTAAATTCTTTATTGTTCCTTTATTGGTTGCATATACTACTTTATTGCTTGTTAATAAACTTTTGCCAAAAATGAACGAATTTGGAGATAAAGTGGGTGCATATGTAGAAACAAAAACATTAGGTGAAATTAATTCACTTGGATATATGCAAATTTTTCCACCGGTTTTTGCTGTATTTTTGATTTTTATTATTCTAATTTTTAATCAAAATATCTAAATAATTTTATAATTTTAATATAATATTATAATATAATGAACCCAGACTATCTCGAAGTAGTTAAACAGCGCTTAGAAAATGAATGTCCAATTTGTTCAAATAAATTAATGATTACATTTGCTATTACTGTTATTGTTATTTATTTATGCAATGGTTTTAAATTTAATAATGTGTTTGATATGTTATTGCCAATGACGATATTTATTATAATTTATATTATTGTTGGTGTAGTTGGAACAAGTATGATTTCAGAAAAAAAAGTTAAAGAAGAATATGAAAATGTCAAAGAAACATATCAAAGTTATATGAATGATATTAATGATAATATTTTTGAACAGATGAAAGATAAAACGGATTCAGGAAAAGCTGAAAAAAACAGCAAACTACCAGAACTTCCAACAACAATCCCATATTTATCTGGGAGTAAATCAAATAAGCTAAAAGAGTTATACAATCAATTTAAAGATAAGATAAATGATGAATTAGTTGAAAATCTCGAAAACAAACAAGCAAGTGCTGAATTTGGTGATGGAAGTCTTGGTTGCGAATTGGATCCCAATATGTGTATTTCGCTTTGCGCAAGTCAAGATAAACCAGACGGTATAGTTGCACCGATTCCAGGACCACAATGGCAACCAAATAATGCAACAACTGTTCAGAAAAGGATTATGACAAGAAATTTTGTTCCACCAACTTGTTTATAAATTTTATTTAGTAATAATATAATGATTATTAATAAATTATTAAATCATCCTAAAACATTTCATTTTATTAAATTGCAATTATTTCTTATATTATTTTTTGCAATATTATATTATCTGATCGGCAATAATGTTGGTAAAAAACACAGTCATTTTATTGATAATGTTCCACCATTTCATTTTATCGATGCACTTTATCTAAGTTTGGTAACGCATTCAACTGTTGGCTACGGTGATATTGCACCAAAAAGCAATATTGCAAGAATTATTGCTGGTTTACAGATGCTAACAATTATTTTTAGTTTTTCACTTTATTTTATTGCATAATTATATATGAGCGGCAACTCTAAAACCTTATAAAACCTTATATCATGTAACCTGTTTTTTTTAAAATTTCTGTTCATTGCAAGGCCAGCGCGTAATGAATAGACGTAAAATGATAAAAGAAAATAGAAATGCAAACATACATTTAATGTCCGGTAATACTAAAATTGTTTGGTTGAAAATTTTTGATATTGATTATCCAGTTGTTACAATACAATTTTTATTGAGAAAAATAGATAAATATGGAAATAATAAGCCGTCATTAAATAAAATGGCAAATTTAGGTCTATTTTTACAAAATTCAACTAATACATTATCATCTGGACAAATGCTAATAAAACGACAGCCGAGATGGAATAATTCATTGTTTTAATTTTTCTAATTCCTGATATAAATTGCAATCGCTAACATTCATTTCTGCAAATTTTTTCTTTTTTGAATAATATGCAGATGTTTTATTTAAAATTAATGCAAAATCGATATTTGTTATAAATTTATTTTTGCGATTTTCAGATAATGTGCAATTGATATCATACATCAGACATCCGTTGTATTTTGATAAATCATATTTTTGATTTTTAATAAGATAATTTTGTATTTTATCATAATTGCTTACACAATCTAATATATTTCCAATAATTTCTGTATCATTTTTGTCTATTTTTTTCTTTGTTAGAATTACTTTATGAAAATTATCATAAATCATTAATGGTAATAACATTGTGTCATGGAAATACAATTCAATTGATTTATCAATACATGTTTTATTATTTAGCAAATATTTTGTTGAATCATATAACTCCATACTAACATCTTTTTTTTTAAAATTTTTTATTATTAATTCTACATCTTCAAGTGTTATATTATTTTTATTTTTAATAAATATATAATACAGTAAATTTATAAGCCTTCTTATATCCCCCATTGCATGGTTCATCAATATAATTTTTGCATCAAAATCTATTGTAAATCCTTCGTTCTTTGCTATTTTATCTACGACTTTCTCTAACATCATATTTGAAATTTTTTTTATATTAATATTAATACTGAATTTTTTTAATATTGTTAATTTTTTATTCTTGAATTCATTATAAGTACATACAATAGGAGATTTTATATTCATTTGCTCATCAGTTTTATTTTTTTTCTTTTTATTTCTTTTTACTGTTTTATCATTTTTTTTAATAAGATCCAATAAATATTTTAATCCATTTTTACCCGACCCCCTACTGTCTGATAAAGTATCTATTTCATCTAATATAACTCCTACTGGTGAATTATTATTTTTAAACATATTAACAACATTCCTATATGTTAATGTGTTTGTTAGAACTTCTTGAATACTATTCATTCCTCTTAATTCACTTGCATTATATTCTATAACTCTATAACCGAATTCTTTTAATAAAATATTTGCCAATGTGCTTTTCCCGGTTCCTGGTGGTCCAGATAATAACAAAATTTTCTTTGTATATTTAGGATCTTTTTTATAAGATTTCATCCACTCTTTAATTATTTTTTTATTTTTATAAGTTATTAGCATATCGTCTAAACAGTTTGGAGAATATTTGTCACACCATGATTGCATATTAATTAAAAATATAATTATAATTTTAATTTAATTTATCATTTTTTTTTAAATTGTTTGATGATAATTATAAATAATTAAGTATATGTTATGGATTTAGCAATCCATGCCAGACCATGATGCAAATTGCCCAGTTGTTAGACCACAATCTTGAATCCATTGACATCTTTTCTTTTTAGCATCACTCTTTTTTTTCATTGGATATGTATCATATTTAGGAAAATTTATAATTTTTTTACCAGGGTCTGAATAACATTTTGCTGAATCGCCTACGTTAATACCATATGTATTCTGACAAACATCATTATCTCCATCTTCCCCCAAATAATTAAAATAATCAGGGCAATGTCCACCAACATATTTCATGTATGTATCAGTTGGAAGTTTTGATGTATTTTGTGCGGATGATTTATATCCTTTGCGAATGATAACATAAAGTAAAAATCCAATAATAACAACAGCACTAATCCATAAGTGCCCAGATAATTTTCCAATTACCATCGCACCCACCACAACAATAATAAATATAAGTAAGTCTTTTAGAAGAGCCTCCATTCTATATTATATATTATATATTATATAATTTATTAGAAGATTATTAGTATGAAACTAAAAGGTAGTGAGTTTTGTCTTTTAGACAAAATGAAACTCATTCTAACTTGTTAGAAAGTCGTGGTTACACTTTTAAGGACTTTTGATCCTTTGTTAGAAATATTTGTGGGTCTATCAATTGGCATAGGTAAATTTTCAACATCATGAATATATCCAAAGTATTGTTGTACTTGAACAAATATTTTTGGTGCAGCCCAATCAGTAACTAATTTATTTAGTTTTTTAATCTGTTCATTTAATTTGCATTGAAGATTTCTGCTATGTTGTAAATACATAGATCTCATAACAATTTCTAATTCTGTATCAGATTGTCTATCAATAACATATTTTTCATTAGAAAATTTCCAAACATCATATCTAATAATTTTTTGAATAATATCGATGTTTTCCTTAGAAAAAAACAAAAGACTTAATGGCGAGGGCGTTTGAATTCCTTTTAAGGCATTGTATTTAAATTTGCTATTTACAGTATCTCCTAAAAACATAGGTAGTTTTTCAAATTTTGTATCATTTATATTAATAACTCTTCCGTTATCCATTTATAATAATTAATAATATATTATTTTCTTATAGAAATTCCGCCAATTTCTTAGGGTCAAAAATACCACTATTTGGTATACCGTATTTCATGATGTATAGTGCATATTTCATATCAATTTCGATATCCGCTTTAAGTCCGGTACTAATATTAATACCATATTTTGGTTTTCTTATATTTTTGATTTCATCTTTTAAATTTTGTATTATAGAATCTTTTGTTTCAAGGCCCAATATATTCAGGTACGCCCTTTGTATAATAGCAATTGCATTATATGACATATCGATATATGGATCATATATTGTTTTATATTTTTCAAATTGTTTAAGCCGTTTTAATATTTCTTCGTAATTTTTTTTTTCAAAATTTTTTTTCAATGTTGTTATATCATTTTTATAAAATGGATTAACATATAATTCGACAACTTTTTTATCTATAAATTGTTCGACTCTTGAAATAATTATATGTTCTACTTTATATCCGTGTATAGATTTTAAACAATTTTGTTTATTCATTTTTATATTTAAATATACCGAAATTTAATTTATTTATAATACATATATTATAAACAAAATGGTAAGTCTCAATTTAAATAATATTACATTAACCTTAAATGCTGGCGCAGAAATCTTCGGTGAGGTTGCTCCCGTAATTTCGGACCACGATCGTTCATTTAATGTAATTGATTTAAGTAGCGAACTCGATATTTCGTTGGCAGATATGAA